GGTGGTAATTTAGTTAAATTATTATTATCCAAATAAAGTGTCAGAAGTTTTGTAAGGTTACCGATTTGTGGTGGTAACGATTCTAAATTATTATAACCCAAACTAAGTGTCAGAAGTTTTGTAAAGTTACCGATTTGTGGTGGTAATTTAGTTAAATTATTATTATCCAAATAAAGTGTCAGAAGTTTTGTAAGGTTACCGATTTGTGGTGGTAATTTAGTTAAATTATTATTATTCAAATAAAGTGTCCTAAGGTTTTCAAGCTTACCGAATTGTGGTGGTAATGTTTTTAAATTATTATTATCCAACCGAAGTATATTAAGGTTTGTAAGGTTACCAATTTCTTTTGGTAAATTGGTTAAGTTTTCATGTGATAGATCAAGGGATGTAATATTCATGTTCCTAACACCGAGTTTAAGAAGTTCCTCAGGAACTTTGGACCTGGAGTTACTCATATACATTTACCTAGTATTTTTTCTCACTTTATGATAAGATGATACTCGCGTTACTCCTCCTTATCATAAACATACTCATATTCATCAATATGAAAGAACCAGAAGAATTAACAGAGGTTCGCGAAAAGTATCGAATTCTCAGGGAACATCTCATAGAAACCGATAATAAAAAGTTTGAAATGTTACAATCAGAAGTACCTATAACAGCACATTACAATATTGCTAGAGGAGCTATAGGCTATAATACAAATAAGGGTAACGAAATAGGTTTGTGTATAGACGGTGATTCGAACGAAATTTTCCACGTTCTTCTACATGAACTTGCACACTCTACGGTAGATGAATATTCACATAGTAAAGAGTATTGGAAAAATTTTAAAGAATTACGGGAAATGTGTATACAATTAGGTATATACGAAGAAATTCCAAAGAAAACTAAGTTTTGTAATAAGTATGTACAGGATAAATAATCTTTGTTACTATTAAATAACAATGTCCGAAAACGGAATAACGTATAAAGGTCTTGGCACATCTGTCTTTCTTTGGACTCTTCTCATGGGTATGAACACTTCCCCATTACTCTTCGATAACTATTGGTTTAACATGACACTCCTACATTTAATCGCGCCCATTTTCATTAATAAGTTAATGAAAGGTGGTGCATTTTTCGGGTACGCGTCACTTGACTTCCAAGGTCTTGTCGTGATATCGTTCTTAGCGTACCTTTTTGCTATACTTGTTACACAAGTTTTCGATAAGACAATACAAGAACACTATAAGAATTACGGGAAAGATGCGAGAAGTACAGGTATTGTCTATTCACTTCGCGTAACTGGGTTTGTAATTGGTATGGTTCTTGCTTATCCTATACTAACAAGAGATAAAGGATTAGAAGGATTTTTTACAAATTCTATTAATACATCTGTTTAAGTGTATTTCTTAATAATATAAAATACAGCTGCGGCAGCTACACCAGTTGACGCTAAACCAACCATACTTCGGTTCCCTTGGTCGTTAAGAAACGATGGTACAAAGTTCGCAAGTTTTTCTTGAACTGGCTTACTAATTGCTATCGCAGTACACACTGCGACTACGAGAACTTGAAACTGTTCATCCGTTAAATTAAATGGATTAGCGTTACCGTTACTTTTATTTGTTTGCGCTTGTGGTTGCGCTTGTGGTTGCGCTTGTGCTTGCATCATTGGCGCTTGCATTTGCATTTGTGTCATGCGAGGATCCTGTGCCATCATAGGTGGTTCGAGTGGTGCTTCTGGTTGTCCCATTATATCGGAAATTGATGTAGAATCCATTATCTGTTTATTTTCACTTAGATTTTTTTCGAGCTGAATACTCGGCATTTGTTGTTGTTGAGGAGGAGAAGAAAATGTAGGTGGGGGTAAAGAATTTGTTTCGTTATTCGCAATAAAATTAGTCGATTTGTTATTATTTAAATTAACCATACCGTCCGAATTTTCAGAAAGATTCATTGTATAAACGTCCGTCATATATTATACATGGGTTTTTCGTTTGTTTGTGTTTACGCATTTTACCCTGGGTTATTGTCGTAAGGTATAATTCGGGTATAAACACCCGAACGTTTTAATAATTCTAGGTAAATCGTTTAGTTCGTCGTAACTAGACATGTCGTGATCTATATAAACTGTTTGTGTTTCATGACACACATCAATCATTATACGATACCCATCGTCATCGTTCGTAATCGTTTTTTCTTCGTTATACTTTATATAAATTTCACTTTGTTTACTTTTGGGTTTATACGGAGGTATAAAAGCTGGTGCTGGCATTGGAAATATGTTTAACGCTGAACTTAATCGTCTAGAAAAAAGTCGTATCATTTCTTCTTAATAACTTTTAATGCAGTCGTCTTTTTAACTGCGTTTCTATCACCTAATTTCATGTTACCGTGTCTTGGATTAAACATCTTTTTATGCGTTTGCCAATACTGAGGTGCACCGACCTTAAAGTTTTTACGTAAAGTTGCCTTGTACCAAAAAACACAATCTTCTATTCTATTACTCTTTGATGTATTATCTAAAACTAAACACTCGTAATTCTCCGTACACGAGTCCATTACCTTATTAAACATCTCAAACGTAGGAAAAATACCGAAAAAGGATTTATACAACTTCTCACGGTTTTGAATTATATTTTCACGAAGAATAAACACGTAATCGACGTTTGCCCTGAGTGCAGGTGGTAGATCCATACAATATTGCATGGTTAACATGAAAAATATCTTCCAGTGACGACCATTCATAAAGCATTGGCGAATACACGTATCTTTCATGAATTTTGAATCGTACATACAATCGTCTAATAACAGAAACGCACCACAATTTGTTTTACCTGCGCCTACGAGCTTCTTTTGTCTATCCATAACACGTTCTATAGCTTCTCTATCGTAATCACCGTATATGAAAAGGTCGGGTATATATTGTTGATAATAATGATTACCTTCCTCCGTTGCTGATAAAACTATTCCTGCTGGTAAATGTTTTTTATGATACAGGATATCAGTAACTAAAGTTGATTTACCCGTATTACGTTTACCAATAAAAACACACACCTTATCATCGGCCATACCTTCGGGTTTGAATTTCCGAAGTTGAAGATTCATCTACTCTAACGCCTCGTTTTATTTTATAAAATTTTACTCACATAGAGTAAGAATGTCTGGTAGAATAAACCTTGCTGCCACGGGTATCCAGGACCAATGGCTTACGGGAGAACCCGAATTTTCATATTTCCTGGTAAATTTTAAAAGACACACTAAATTCGCCATAGAAGCTGTAGAAACGCCTTTTGATGGTGAACCTAAATTCGATAAGTCGCTAGAGTGTCGTATACCAGCTAATAAAGGTGATCTTATCCGAAGTATGATGCTTAAATTTACTTTACCTCAACCCACGGGGACTGTATCTGGTGGTAAAGATATTAGATACAATAAATCTATAGGTTCTCGTATAATAGAATACGTCGATTTACGTATAGGAGGTCAAACTATTGAACGTATAACGGGTGATTATATTTACATGTATAACCAAATACACAATAATCACGATGATGTCGACCAAAGTCTTTATTTTTTATCTGGTCACGATGATTATATATCTGTTTCTTACGATTGGGATTATAGTGTAATGTTACCGTTTTACTTTTTTAGACATCCAAGTTTAGCTTTACCTGTATGTGCTATAACAAAACAACTCGTTGAAATTGAAATAAAGTTTAGAAAACTGGAGGATATAACTGTAATATATACTACTTCATCCGGAGCTATAGAAGATCCACCTTCGGACGTATCATCTTCAATTAAAAAAGTTTCATTAATAACGGATTTCTTTTATATAACCGAAAACGAAAAGAATTTCTTATTATCGCGACCAATCGAATATGTTATAACACAACTTCAAGTGTCACAGTTCAAAATGAAAGCTGGAGAAACAAAAAAGTCTGGTATGCTTAACTTTAAAAACCCCGTTAAGGAAATGTTTTTTATAGCTATAAGTGACGACGTATTTAAATACAACCCAATTAAACATGTTATAATGAAATTTAACAATAATACGATCATAGACGCCGATAATTTAATGCTAAGCTATGAACAACCTCTAAAATATTACAC